TTTCAAGCAGAAGACGGCATACGACGTAATCCAGATTGAACTAAAAATTTGCGTCCAAGAGGATATTGATCTAAATCTAATGAAAACCTTTCTTTTAAATCTACATTCCAAAATTTTAAGTTATCATAAGGATCCTTTTTCTCAGCGGGAGTAGTATCCTTTTGACAGGTTATAGCAACAGACTGTACAAAGCGATATGTATCTACTAAACTGGTAGTGGGTGGCGGTGGGACACCAAAATTCCAGTTTTCCAAAATACTGCTATTCATACTATGTATATAAGACATTACATCTGCAGATAAAGTAATAGTACACAATTGAAAAATAAACTGTAAATCATACTCTTCCACATGTCTACTATACTGTTTATATTTTGTAGGGTCATATGTGGTAGCTACGCCATTTTGTGTAGAAGCACACAGTGTTAAATTAGTACTGCGTGTTGTGTCCACCACAGTAACAAATAATTGATTATGCCAACAAATACCATTGTTATGGCCCTGGGCCCTATGCAACCAATATGGCTTATTAAACAACTGTGATTCTGAGTTAATAATAGAGCCACTGGGAGACGGAGAATATACAAAACTGCCAGGAGTTTCACGCATACCAGTTCCTTTAATATATAACTCCTGTGGAATAGTGTCACCCATTGTTCCAGCTCTGTTCCAAAAATGCCTAGCAAACAGTTGTTCACGCCGTAAACAAAAAAACATAGAATCGCCATATGGATCATTAGACATTTGTAAATAATCAGGATATTTACAAATAGATTGACAAATGTCTAATGGCACTTCACATTTAGTATCCTGTAATGTACTAAAGTCCATGGCACCATAACCTGTATCTACCATATCGCCATCCTCCAACACTGTATTTTTAAGCTCTAAAGGAGGACAGTCACCTTGCTGTATGTGAGTAGATTTACATGGTGTACCTTTAGCCCAATGTTCACCAATAGCAGGTACACAACCTAGTATACATAACTGTGTTTGTTTATAATCTACTGATACATTATCTCTAACATCCTGTGTAACAACAGCTGTAGCAGCATGTGAACTTTCAGTGTCATCTAATTTGTTATATAAAGGATGGCCACTTAGGCCAATACCTAAAGGTTGTCCACGGCCTATTTCAACACCAACACAGGCCCACACAAGACGTTGTGTTTCGGGATTGTAAATAGTAGAGTCAGGTAACCCAAATTTATTAGGGTCTGGCAAAGTTACCCTAAACACTCTATATTGGTAGGCAGATACTTTGGGAACATCTTGCCTACTACCTGCACCTTTAGAAACTTTAAAATAAGGATTGCCTACAGCTAATAATCTAGAACTGCCAGCATGATAAAATATGCTTGTGCGAGACACATAATCATCAGTGTTGACAACTCTGGACACAGAAGGAGGTGGCAGATAAACCGTACTGTCACTAGGCCGCCAGTAAGCCATCTGCAAAAAAATAGGGAACACGTTTACGTTTTTTAGGAAGAAAATAATATAAGGGCCATAAATAGTAATGTGTACCATTTATACCTATATAGTGTGTCGTGGACGTAGATGTAGGTGTTATAAAAGGCCATACAGAAGTACTAGAAGGTAATACAATATCTGGGCCTGTATATACAGGCACATCCCATGAGGAAGTTAAAGGAACAGTAAGGTTACCATAAGAAGAGACTGACGATACAGTAGAATAGTATTTAGGGTATGTAAATGCTGTGTTAGCAGTAACACTAGTGTTAGATGTAGTAGGAATGTCAGCATAAACATCAAATAAGTTGCTGTCGTCTGTTGCAGAAATTAAAGGCTGCATTTCAATATTTTCTGTAGCAGAGATAGGGCTTAAGTCATGATAAAAATGTACCCTAGCACCTATTTGTTTGCCACTACGAGTAAACATAGTTGCCCTTTGACCTAATCTACTATACCTAACAGTACCACGCCTGGATGTTAAAGCAGGTCTATGTAAACGAATAATGTCCATAAAATCAGAATCGGGAACATTACTAGTAGGTTCAAATGTTAATGTAGAGTCAATAGGATTAAAGGCAGGGTTGTCATATGTAATTAAAGAGGAGGGATGTGTTAAAAATTGTGAAGTAGACACACGAACCTGTTGATTAGCCTTACTATAAAGGCGGGGACCTGCCACACGCCTAATATTAGGCAATGGGGTACTACTAATTGGTTCATTACCTGACCCATGAGATGCAAATGTTTGCAAAGGTATTTCTTCATATCCATGTGTTCCTGACGTTGGTGTACCAACAAATATATTACCTGATACCTCCCCGGTTTGAGGTACCTCTATAAGTGAAGGGTCTGAAAATGCTGGATTGGTAAAATTGGTTGTAGAAATAGAAACAGACCCAGAAGTAGGTGTTATGTCTAACACAGCAGGTGTAGTAGTACCAGAAGATGTTATTTCAAACCCAGATGTGCCAGTAAATGTTGGAACAGGCGCACCAGATGTAACCACACTTGACTCCTCCACCAAGGTAACAATGGAAGGGTCAGTAGGGCCTACAGGTTCAATAATTACAGGAGGACGAGTGGGACCTACATCCACAACAGTATTAGGACGCCCACCTAAAGGAATATACCCTGTACGACCCCCAGTACCACTACCAGTACCTATCCCAAGACCACCCAAAAATATACCAAGGCTGGACCACTGTAAAATTTTATCTGCCAATGTAGTACCTTCTACTTTGTTAATAACATCAGGCGGACATGTGCCAGATTGTTTACATGTTTTATATAAATCAGTTGCAGAGGCCCGTTTGCGTCGAGCTGCACGGTGGGATACCATATTTATTACAACAGTAAACAATAATACAAAACAAGTATAAAAAAACTATGCAATACAAAAGATACTGTACAATACAGTATATACAAGTAATGTTATGTATATCTAGCATGTATGTGTAATAAAAACATAGGCAATAAAAAAAAACATACATATGCTGTAAATGCAGTTACAGGGGTTGTTATAACCACAATAAACAAAAACACCAACAGCCATGCAAACGCACAAACATAAACAGATTGCAAAAGCGGGACACTGCAACACACATAAAGGCACACACAAAAGCAAAATATAAACACAAATGTTAACATTTGTTTACCACATTGTATACAATATACATATTACATTGTCATGTATCCCACCAATATTTGTACACTGTCAGGAATAGGAACACTATCCAAAAATTTGGTTCGTTGATGCTCACTATCATACATTACAGTTAATATACCAGCTTTTTTATTACAGGAATCTGTCCAATGCCAGGTTGATGATATAGAACTATAGTATTGATTATATTTTTTAAATCGATATCGCAAACATTTTAAACTGTTTTTATCACCTTTTAAGTGTATTATAGGCGTAGTGTTACCACTACACAACTTCCGTCGTTTGTTGCTTCCAGATGTAGTTGCACAGAGTAGTGGGTTGTGCACGTGGTTGGTGACACGTCCAATGTGTTGCTCCGGAAGTCCACACTGTCCAGGTCGTTTAGTAGCCGGCGTTTGGGTTTTTGCGGGGCCCACGGACGGGGCTTTGGTGTAGGACGTGGAGGCGTGTTGTAGTGGTCTAACAATCTGAGTAGCGGATACTTCGTCACTGGTACTGCACATAGAGTCATTACAATCAATTACAACGCCCCCAAAATGCACTTCCCACTTATTACTGTTACCATATTTTTTACTTTCATGTTCAAATTGCACATAAAATGTTTTTATTCCTTCTTTTATATAATAGAGTCCCCAGTGACTTACACATGCTTCTGTTTTATCCCATGTTCCTGCCTCAGTCATATAGTACACACATTTCCATGCTACATAAGACATACAGTTGTCTTTGTTGCAGTCATAATATACTTCCACTGTTTGCCCACTTTTTTTAAAACACTGTGTAGGCTCTGTATTCCACAGTTCCTCGCATGTATCTTGCAGTGTCCATTCCTCTGTGTTATACTGACTTTGTGCAAGGCCCTTTAGGGCCATCTGCAGTTCAATTGCTTTATATGCTTTGTTTTTTGAAATGTTAAAGGCTGGCACCACCTGGTGGTTTAATGTCTGTATACCATGTTCCCTTGCTGCAAAGAATATTGCATTTTCCAAACGTATAAGTTGCCAATAATTAATTTGGCTATGTATGTCTTTACTGTCATTTTCATAGTGGTCTAGGATTTTGTCCTGTAACACACTTAAACGTTCCGAAAGTGTTTCCTTCGGTGTCTGCATCGTCATCTTCCTCTTGCAAATCTAATCTGGACCATGTCCTTTCAAAAAAACATTTCCAATTTTTGTCATTTATTTCATACACTGGATTACCATTCTTATCAAATGGAAATGCATTTGGAAATGTAAACACTGTCACTCTACTTTCTAAATATGGCCATCTGTTATCTATAGCTGGATTAATATTTGAGGTTAATAATATAGGCGGACATTTTAACTGTAGTAATGGCTTGTGCTTTCTATCTATACTTATAGGATTTCCATCTAAAGCATTTCTCATATAGTTATCAAAATATGTCCAACATGTGTTTGTTGCATCATCCAACATGGCTACCTTGGCATCCGCTAACGGTTCTAACCAAAAATGGCTATTTGAATTTACAAATGATATTATTGCACCTTGTATAAAATGTATAAAGCTCATTCCAAAATATGATTTACCTGTATTTGCTGGTCCATGTATTACTATACAGTTTTTTTTAGGTGTTCCCTTTAAAAAAGCTTTTAGTGCTCCCAAAAAGGTAATAAATTCTATTCCTTGAAATCTTAAAAATTGTACTATTGGCCTCCAGTCCCCTCCTTCGTCTATTTTTGAACATCTATATTTAATCCACTGTGACATATTCATTTGGCGCTTTTGGGCTCGTTTATAATGTCTGCACATAACTGCACAATCTCTTAAATATTTGGCTTGGCAATTACTTTTTAAAAATGCAGCTGCATTGCTATTGCAATCTGCTAATTGAGCATATTCATATGCTATATCACTTTCGTCTGTAAAGTCGTTATCAAATGCCCATTGTATCATTTCTGATAAATCAAAAATACTATCATCTACACCATGCTGTATAATTGTAAGTCTTTGTATCCACTCAGGTGTGTCTCCTATTACTTCACTAATATTAGATATTCCTGTTCTATACCAATATAATGCTGCAACGCTACTTCGCAGCTTTGGTGGTTCAATTAACATACAGGTTTCAGGTACGTGCAATAATGTACTTAATCCTTTTGCAACTGTTAGTCTATTTTTTCCACATTTATAGCGCAATAATGCTAATATTAATACTCCCCATTTACAGTCTAAACATTGAATGTGAGCATATAATGTACATGGCTGTATTAACGTTTTAAATCCTTCTGCAATTGTTGGATTTACTCCAAATATAGCTGTAACCCAATCTGTACACGTTGTTTTATCACTTTTAAACGTTCTTACTAAATCTGCAAATGATAGCCCATATGTTTCTTTAAATACAGCTAACATTGCAGCTTTTTTATTATTTGCCTTTAATAGGTCTTTTAATTCTGCAATTACTAATTGTGGATTTTCATTTTCTATATTACTATTATCATTATTACCATCCATACACCCACTACTACTCCCACTACTACATAAACTGCCGCCATGTTCTCTATTTATATTTGTGTTTACGGTTACCTGAGTCTCTGCCGCTTCCACTTCAGAACAGCCATAGCCACTGTCTGCTATCTGAAACAGACGTCGTTTTGCTTTTTTCTGCCCACTATTTAATGATATTTCTTGTAATCGTGGACTTAAATCTGTATCCACACCTGGCTGCTCCCCTAATGGGCTGTTTTCTTTACTTTCTGTTCCATACTTTCGTTTTAAAACATGCAACACCTGTGCATCATTGTCTACTTCCTGCGCATGGAACAATGCTTGTGCTGTCTCTAGCTCTGCCTGCTCACAAATAGTTAATTGTGTATCAATAAAATCTACCATATCCGACCCTGTGTCTGTTGCATTTTCATCCTCATCCTCTGATATTATATCTCCTGTTTTTTTGTTTACTATTGCTTGTACATAAAACCAGCCATTACATCCCGTACCCTCCCCGTCTGTACCTTGTGAATCTTCCATTGTAGATTACTGGTGGGTTGCACACCAAGGACACACAAAGGACAGGGTGCTCAAAAACAGCTGCTGCAGTGACCGCAGGTCGTCGGCGGAGCTTTCTACCACAAACTGAAGTCTGCTCTCACATTTACAACACATACACACAATTGTGTGACGCTGTGGTTCAGCTCGTCGGGCTGGTAGTTGTCGATGATTAACATCATCTGTTTCATCGTATTCTTCCTCTAAGTCACTTAGGTGCTCATAACATTGAAGGTCAACCGAATTTATTTCATTTTGGGGTTGCAAATGCAATATAATTTCTTGTAATGTTGGTTTCGGTCCATGCATACTTATTATTATACTTGTGTTTCTCTACGTCTGGAAAGCCTTTCTTGCCGTGATTGGTTGTAACACGAATTGCACTGGCCTCTATAATAACCAGATATGTGGTGGAATCGTCGTTTGTCTTTAAGATGTTTATATTTGTCTGCTGGATTCAACGGTTTCTGGCACTGCAAACACCTTATTAACAAATTGTATAATCCAGTATTAGTAATTTTTTCTAATGTATCTCCATACACTGAATGTGAATAATATCGTAATTCTCTAATTTTAGAAAAAAAGGTTAAACATTTAGTACATGCAGCATATGCTATACAGTCTCTATACACTACAAATAAATCCTTAAATGCAAATTCATATACCTCTGTGCGTTCCAAGGTTGTTTTGCAATATACACAGCTTATCTCTATTTCAGGTAATGAAGTATTCAATTCTGTGCACAGGTCTGGCAACTTGTAGGGCCGTTTGCTTGGATCTTCAAATCGCGCCATCCTGTAGTGCACATTTTTGCAGGTCTTTTATATACACCAGTTTCGGTTGCAACCGTTTTCGGTTACACCCATTTTTATATAACATTATTGTTAAAAGTATTAATGAAAAGTATGGGTTGTACTGCCCAACCTTTTTCGGTTGCTACACCTATGTATACATAACTGAGTCATTTTATACTTTATAAGAAGAGTAGACAGATTGTTGGATGTAAAAGTAGTTGCACAGGCCAATAATACAAGTAGTACAAGTACAAACTAACAAAACTATGTGCCTAAAAGCATTTTTATTAAAGAGGGCGTAAATGCAAATGTGGAAGTAATTGTTGTAGTGCACCTGGACAGGAAAATGACTAATACCAGGTGCGCCAAAGTGTGCGCCAAAATACGTGCCAGTGGTGAAAATATGTATGACTATTGTATGTGAGATTAACATTTGCAATAGTGCCAGTACAGTAATGTATTTAAGATTAATGTTTGCAACAGTGCCAGAATCTACAAAGGTAATGTTTGCAACAGTGCCAGAATGTACAAAGGTAAGCCAAGGGCAACCGAAAACGGTTGCACATTAAAATGGAGAATTGTAATATAAAATGGATGGTACTTTAAAATGTAAAATATAAAAGTAAATAAATTAATACACTCATACCACAAACACAAACACTATTTGTTACTCACCAGGGTGCAACCATACAGGAAACTACCAAACATATTTTATTTAATACCACATAACACATACAAGGATGTACAACAACATACAAATAACATACATACATGCTAAAATGCACACATACATACATACACAAACATAAACATAGATACATACATACTATTTTTTACGACGGACACGTAAACGCTTAGCAGGTTTGGAAGTAGTAGGGGCAGACGGGGCAGAACGTTTGCGGGGTCCTATGGTAGGCCTACGACGTAATCCAGATTGAACTAAAAA